CCACATCTATGGCGTGTTAAAGCAACACCACTGGTAGGCGCACAAGAATACCACGACATTCTCAAAAAGCCATTTGAACAAGACAATATTTGGGACAACGGCAACTATTATCCAAGTGGTAGCATTGTGCTGTACAACAACAGCTATTACAAATCTATCAAAGATGTTGATCCTGGTGTTGAAATCACCGACACCACACACTGGCAAGAATTTGCTCCGAAGAGTGAGCTTGAAACATTTGGCACTGTGGTCAAGGATCGCGAAATCAACGATGCTATTCTTACACAAGCAGAGTATGAAGTTCCACTTAGTGGTTACGACACTGTTAAATTTTACATTGTGCCAACAAACGAAGACGGTTCGCCAGCTGATCCAAACAGTTATACAGTGGATAATACAGGAATCACAGTTGACACAACAAATGTTGATGTTGATGGCCAGCCACAATCGCCAAGAGCAAACGGTTATACACTTGGTTACTTGACTGGAGACGGCATTGCACCAAACGGCTTGCCAGTTACTCCAGGTATATCGTTTCCGCCAAATGCGCAAGAGGGAGATTTTGCATTGAGACTTGATTACTTCCCTAACAGACTTTTCCGCTTCAACGGCGCACGTTGGGTTAAGTACGAAGACGATGTAAGAACCAACTTGACACCAGGGCCGCAGAATCAAACACTGCGTAGCGATTTTGTTAACAACACAAACGAAACAGCAACTGAAGATCGTGGAAACATTCCGCAGCGTCAAGCACTTAGTAAACTGCTCAAACCTGAGGCTGACAATTAATGGCACTACAACAGTTCTTTTATGATGAACAAATACGCAGATTCTTGCTGCAAGTTACCAGAGTTTTTTCAAACTTTCAGGTAGAGTACGGGCGTGACGTTGATACCAATGCAAAAACACTGTACAGAGTTCCTGTTCGCTATGGTGATGCAAGTCGCCAAGCTGCTACTATTATGCAACAGAACAGTGCAAATGCATTGCCCAGCACACCGTTAATTACCTTTCACGTTACCAATTTAAACTATGCTCGTGATAGAATACAAGAACCATACTTTGTTGAAAAGCAAAATGTGCGACAGCGTTATTGGGATACCGACAGTGAAAGTTATGAAACCACACAGGGCACTGCATTCACAATTGAAAAACTTATGCCTGTGCCATATGATCTTGAAATCAACGTAGACATATGGACATCAAATACCAATCAAAAATTGCAAATACTAGAACAGATACTAACACTGTTCAATCCAGGTTTAGAAATACAAAGCACAGACAACTTTATTGACTGGACCAGTCTCAGTGTAATGTATCTTGAACAGGTTACTTGGAGCTCAAGAAGTATTCCACAAGGAACTGACGATCCTATTGACATTGCCACACTGCGTTTTGTAATGCCGATTTGGATATCACCTCCTGCAAAGGTTAAAAAACTTGGTGTTGTTCAAAAAATTATTGCCAGTGTGTTTGATGCTAGCGGCGACTACACTGATGCAATTTACGACAATGATTTACTGCTCGGTACAAGACAAAAGTTTACTCCGTTTAACTATCAAACACTGCTATTGGGCAATCAATTGCAAGTGTTAGAACCAAGCACTGTTGTACTAAACGACGAAGGTGTCCAAGTACCAACTGCTCCGCCGAGCAACTTGATGTGGCACACTGTAATTGATCTGTACGGCAGTATGAGAAACGGTATCAGTCAAGTCCGTCTTGACAATCCATATGACGACACTATTATTGTTGGCACTGTGGCATATCACCCAACAGATGACAGATTTTTGCTATTCACTGTGGACACTGACACTATTCCGCAAAACACACTTACTGCTATCAATGCCATTGTTGATCCGCAAAGAAAAGGTCCCGGAACAACTGCTGGATTGCCGGCGGCAGCAAGCGGGCAACGCTATTTGTTTATTAACAATTCAACTGGCAGTTCAAAAGGCAATGCTGCGGCCTGGAGAGGCACAGATGGATCGCCCCTGGTAGCCAATGCCAATGACATTGTTCAATATGACGGCACAAGATGGAATGTTGTTTTTGACAGTTCCAATAATAGCAGTGTGCAATATGTAACCAACTTAACAACCAGTGTGCAATATCGCTGGGCAGGTGGAGAGTGGCTGAAAAGCTACGAAGGTTTGTATCCCGAAGGTGAATGGAGCCTGGTACTTTGATCGATGCAGTCGGCATTTGGTTTTACAGTATAAGAACAGATAGATATCTATACTTGCTACGCAACGACCCCAAGAATCCTGGATGTTGGGGATTGCCTGGTGGCAAAGTTGACTTTGGAGAAAACCTACAAGAAGCTATACAACGTGAATGCCAAGAAGAAATTGGTATGTGGCCTGAAATAGTTAAACTTGTGCCTATTGAAAAGTTTACCAGTGTAGACAATCATTTTAGTTATAATACATTTTTTTGTTTGGTTGATAACGAGTTTACACCTATACTAAACAACGAACATCACGGATATGCATGGGTTGAATCGGGCGTATGGCCTAAGCCATTGCATCCTGGATTGTGGACCACTATTAATTTTGAAGAGGTTTTAGGTAAGATTGATACAGTTAAGCAATTTCAAATATCACAAAGTGAAACAAACTTACGATAACGCCATTGATCAAAGTTGACATTTTCTCTCCAGTCGCTTGGTGCATCCGCAGCATCACTAATATAGATAAATTGTACACCAGGGTAAGTGGTAATTACATTGTTGATATTGGCTATGGATGTTTCGTCACGATCGCCGTTTGCATTGGTGCCATCAACACCGATTAGGAAAATTTCTTTGTGTCCGTCAAAGCATGCAAGCCAAGCAGCAACAGCAATGCTACGTCCTCTATATCCGTATGGTACTAGATAGAATTCACCAGGTGTGTTAATGCAGTTTCTTGCATTGCTGTACACAGTGCAACGATCTTGATAACCAACATCTAGGATTTCTTTTAGTTTTCCAGGATCAAATTCAACATAAAAATCACACTGCATTTCTTTCCAGCAACCTTCAGCACCGTAACTTTGCAAACGTTTACGAGCTAGGTGTCCACCGGCATGACGAGCAATATGATTGTGTATATCAAATTTTCCGTGAAGTTTTGTATTGTATCGACTGTGTCCGTGCCCAATTACGGCTGCACGACCTGAAATATGTTGGTTTACAATAGGATTATCAATCCATTCACGCTCTTGATGCTTTTTGCCATCTTTGATTGTGTTGCTGATAATCACAAACTCGCCGTCGTAGTCTGTGCGATATCTCTCTGACATTAGAGCCTTCCGACTAGTACTTCAATTACGCCTGGATCTTGGTCTGTTTTGTTTTCAATTGCTTTGCCAACGACACTACCTGCTGGTGGGTTTGTAGCATTGGTCCAAGCACAGGCATGTCCTGGCTGACTGCTACTTACCAGTAGATCGCCCTTGCTAATAATTCCTGTAACCATGCAAGGTACTCGCCCAATTAGTGCAACATCTACAATTGTGTCGCCTTCTAGTTCGTTGTTCATGAGATATGCTGGATCTGTAGACACAATACCTGCGATTGCACGACTAGCAGGGCCAGTTGATCTTGTTACTTCTGCATCACCACCTAGCACTACTACAGTGCCTGGAGGATACTGGATGTCACTGGTATATTTTTCTGCCAAGTCAGCATATCGTGCTGCGGTTGCTGTTGCTGTAATAACTCCTGCGCTAAAGTTACCACTGCCATCTCTAGCTACTATGGTGCTTGCTGTGTTTGCACTTGTAGCATTTGATGTTACAGTAAATGTAGCGGCACCTGATTGGTTAGCAGTAAAACTTGCACTACCACTAATACCTGTGCCACTTGTATTCATTGTTAATGTACCATTACCTACTGTAACACTGTTAGTTGTTGCACTGGTAATACGACCATCTGCTGCAATTGTAATAACAGGAATAGCAGTTGAACTACCATAAGAACCTGCAATGACACCACTTGCAGTAATATCCGCTGTTAGTGTAGCACTACCAAGATTAGTAAGTGTTGCACTACCTGACAAATCACCAGCCAATGTAATTGTTGGATCTGCTGTGTTGGTTGTTGCAATACTTACGTTGCCAAGATTGGTCATTGTGCCCGACCCGGTTACTGCACCAGTAAGTGTAATAGTTGGATCAGCAGTATTAGTAGTTACAATGTTAATTGCTGCACTACCATCAAAGTCAGCAGTACCAGTTACAGCGCCACTTACTTGGATTGCTCTAGGAGTTGTTAGTGTGGCTGCACTACCAGTTGTGTTTTGGTTAAGTATACCAACTGTCGCTGTTAGTGTTGCGTCACCTAGGTTAGTAAGTGTTGCACTACCTGACAAATCACCAGCAAGTGTAATAGTTGGATCACTTGTTGCAGTGGTTGTAATACTCACGTTGCCCAAGTTGGTCATTGTAGCACTACCTGTTACTGCACCAGTTAATGTAATCGTTGGATCAGCAGTTAGTGTTGTTGAAATACTTGCTGTGTCGCCTGCACTTGTAAATGTAGCATTGCCAGTTACCGGTCCTGTAAGCTCAACGGTCACTGCACTGCTAAGTGCTGTTGCCGTGTCTGCATTACCAGTAAGATCACCGACAAAACCTGTTGAAGTAACACTAGTTAGTCCAGCAAGAGTCGTTGATGTAGCACCAAGAGAGATCAAAGTGGAACCTATGGTTACGTCACTGTTGGCAAGATTAGCATTTGTAATACCAGCTGAGCCACTCAACATTGCATTTGTAATATTAGAGATTGTGTTATTGGATGCGTTAATTGTTTTATTTGTGAGTGTTTGAGTTGCAGTATTTTGTGTGAGTTCAAATCCGCCAGCAGTGGAACCGTCGTGTACTCTAACAGTATCAAGGGTTGTATCAATTGTAAGTTCGCCTGCACTGCCAGTGAAACTGTTGTTTTGTGCAGTGGTTCCGCGTCTAAATTGTAGTACTGTTGGCATTCTGTTCTCCGTTAGCGTTATTTATCAGGTTAGTACACCTAAATCTGTTGCATCTGGTATATCACCAGCTGGATCCATCATACTGTATACTTCTCCAAGGCTTACACCAAATGCATCTGTGCCGCCTGTTTCAAATGGTGTTTCTTGTGTGGTTTGTGCATAGTTGTAACTTAGATCAAAATTGCCTTCAGAACCAGGAAGTGGTGTAACTGTACTGTTTGGGAATGATGATGCACCACTGCTGCCGCCGCTTTGTTCAACCCAACTAAGAGTACCTGCGCCATTGGTGGCAAGAACATAGTCGGCAGTTCCTGCATCACCCGGTAATGTAAATGTTACGTTTCCAGAGACAGTTGACGGAGACACAATTGCAATATAATTT